CGTGTAGACTCTTATCTTGAGTATGTCTCAGATGAGTGGATGGAAGAGAATGCTCTTGCCATCGAGCACGGACTCAAAACAGAATTGACTGAATCATTCCTCTCAGGAATGAGAAGTCTCTTTGAAGAAAATTATGTATCAATCCCTGACGATAAATATGATGTGCTAGAAAGCATGGTAGAAAAACTAGATGACATGGAAACCAAGCTCAATGAGCAAATAGAAAAGAATATCTCACTCAACAAGGGTCTCGCAGAGGCAACTGCTGATGGTATTCTTGACACTGTTTCTGAAGGATTAGCGTCCACTCAGAAGGAGAAGCTCGCTTCACTTGCTGAAAGTGTAGAGTTTGAAAGTGAGACACAATATCGTGACAAATTGAAGACATTGAAGGAATCTTATTTCACTTCAAGTGCTTCAACTGCTAATAGAACTGAAACCCTAACAGAAGGTGAAGCCGCTGCACCAGAAACTTTTTCTGGATCAATGGAATCTTACCTTAAGACACTTTCAGCATTCAAGCAGTAAACTGATTTAAATATTAAACAAACTAAACTTTACGTATAAAAGCAAATGTTCCAATCAGAACAGTTGCAGGAAAAGTGGAAGCCTCTTCTAGAGTATGAGGGTTGCGAGAAAATCTCAGACCCCCATAAGAGAGCTGTTACTGCTGTCCTGCTCGAAAACCAAGAAAAATTTTTAAGAGAAACCTCTGCATTTGAGCAGGGTGGATCACTACTAAACGAAGCCGTCCCAACAAACCACGCTAACGCTGCTGGTGCATCTGGTGGTTTTGGATCTGATGCTGCTGCAGCAGGCCCACAAGCTGGTTTCGACCCCGTTCTAATCTCATTGATTAGACGTTCAATGCCTAACTTGGTCGCTTATGACCTTGCTGGTGTTCAACCAATGTCTGGTCCAACTGGACTTATCTTTGCGATGAGATCCAAGTACAACGCCATGTCTGGTGGTACTGGTGGATTAACAAGTTCCGAAGCATTCTACAACGAAGCAGATTCTGCATTCTCTGGACAGGACGCAGGATTCGACCTAACTGGTGGTATGACCAGTCCTAAGGTTGGTTTCGGTACAACTGCACAGTCAGGTAACAACCCTTCTGTTCTTAACCCTGTTGGTACGGCGACTACTGAGCCTTCACCATACAACGTTGGTCAGGGAATGGCAACTGGTAGTGCTGAAGCACTTGATGATGGCACAGATGCCTTCAACCAGATGGCCTTCTCAATCGAGAAGATCACCGTTACTGCTAAGTCCAGAGCCCTCAAGGCAGAGTACAGTTTAGAACTTGCTCAAGACTTGAAAGCAATTCATGGTCTTAATGCAGAAGCAGAACTTGCTAATATCCTCTCTACTGAGATCCTCGCTGAAATCAACAGAGAAGTTATTCGTACTATCTACAAGTCTGCTGAACAGGGTGCTGTACAAAACACAGCAACTGCTGGTATCTTCGATCTAGACGTTGACTCAAATGGTCGTTGGTCTGTTGAGAAGTTCAAAGGACTTCTATTCCAGATCGAGAGAGATGCTAACGCAATCGCTCAAAGAACACGTCGTGGAAAGGGTAACATCATCCTTTGCTCTGCTGACGTTGCATCTGCACTAACAATGGCTGGTGTACTTGATTATACTCCTGCACTTAATGCTAACCTACAGGTTGATCCTACAGGTAACACATTTGCTGGTGTTCTTCAAGGTAAGTATAGAGTCTACATTGACCCTTATGCTGCAAACATCGGTGGTGCTAGTCAGTCTGGTAACACAACACCTGGTAATCAGTACTATGTTGTTGGTTACAAAGGTACTTCACCTTATGATGCTGGTATATTCTACTGCCCATACGTTCCTCTACAGATGGTTCGTGCAGTGGGAGAGAACAGTTTCCAACCAAAAATCGGATTTAAGACTCGCTACGGCATTGTCGCAAACCCATTCGCAGAAGGAACCTATCAGGGTCTTGGTGCTCTTAACCTTAACTCTAACCGTTACTACAGACGTGTTGCTGTTAAAAACCTTATGTAAGCGAGATGCTTATATTTCTCAAAAG